CAACTATCGTTAATTTCATAAAATTCAGAATCTTTCTTCAACTTCTTTAAATTTGTTTCTATTTTAGATTCTATAGAAATCAATTTATTTCTTTTAGTTTCCACTGAAGTTTTGTCTTTGATTTTATTCTCAAGAACTGTTATATGTTTCTGAATAAGTTCTATATCTTTTTGAGATTTTTCTATTTGTATGTTTGATTTATCTATCTCTTCTAATTTTTGTTTTATTTGCTCTTTTGTTTTATCTTTATGTTCTTGTATATTCTGTTTCTGTAAATCTATTTTTTCTTTTGTTAGGTCAATATTATAGTTTTGTGTCGCTAGGTCTTCTTTCAACTTTGAAGCTTTGTCCTTTAGGAGAACGTTCATAGTAGAGAAAATCTGAATATCCAACAATTCTTCAATAATCGCCCTACGATCAGAAGCAGACATACTCATAAACGGAGTATATCTAGCGGAACCCAATATTACAACATTAATAAAGGATTTGTAATTAGTTTTCAAAATATACTTTTCAAGGTATTCTTGATAGTCTTTTGTTTTGGCGTCTTGGTTTATCAGAACACCATTTTGGTATATTTCAAAAATTCCAGGTTTTATGCCACGGACAACTTTATAATTTCTACTTCCTATAGAAAATTCTAATTCTACCAATAGACCAGATTTATTAATACTGTTTACAATATTAGGTTTATTAGTCTTACGAAAAGGCTTTCCGTAGAGAGCAAATACGATAGAATCGAGCATACAAGAACTCTTGGACGCTCCATTCTTACCAATAACTAAAGTCTTTTTGTGTGTGTCCAAGTTTATCTCTACTGGGCTATTACCAACAGAGAAAAAGTTGCGCATTGTTACTTTTTTAAAAATTATCATATTGTATCTAGGGATAACGCTTCATTATATAGAGAACTTAGAATACCTTTAAGTTTGTTGGATTCTAAATCTTTTGTTTTAATATTGTCAACAAACTTCGCCAATATCGTCATAGTGTCTTCGGTTTCATCAATATCGTTTAATTCTTCATTCAATACCTCTGAAATTTCTTCTATTATAACTAAATCTATAGGGTTTATTTTATATAAACTATCTACATATAAATCAAACAAATATGGGTTTTCTTTATTTTTTACTACAACCTTAATATAAGAATTGGTATATCTTTCTAATTCAAAATTCTCTATATTAGATTTAATTTCGTCTTCTTTCAATAAATCGTCATAATACAATTTATTAAACATTTTATAAGGGTTTTGAATGAATTCTAATTCTCTAGAATTTAAATCAAAAATATGGAACCCTTTTGGGTCAGAATCGTCGTGCCAAGTTAATTCATATGGGGTGCCGACATAATATATATTTCCCCTATTGGACCTATGATGGTAATGTCCGGTCATTACAAATTCAAATTTATCAAACAGTTCCGGAGACATACCATCATCGCAAAGAATACCTTTATGCATAGCAAAATCTCTGAGTTCTAAGTGCCCAAAACAAATATCAGACTTACTTTCGCTAATTACATTAAAACATTCGTCGTAATTATCTTTACATATCCAAGGAATAATAGTTATTGGAACTTCGTTTAGTTCTATTTGTTTAGGTTTGTCAACAATAGTTACGTTTCCGTATTCTTTAATAAGAAGATTTTGAGAATTCACCTCGATATTGTCACGATAAAATGAATCGTGATTACCAACCAAAGTAATTAATCTAATGTCTAATTCTTCAAATTTATCAAAAAAATACTTTTTGCATTCCGACAACCCCTGCAAATGTGCGTTTTTTCTATTGTCGAAAAGGTCTCCGCTTTGTATTACCGTTTTAATATTATTGTTAATTAAATATGGAAAAAATACGTTTTCGTAAAACCGTTCAAAATAATTATTAAAAGATTTAGACCCATTACGAACCAGAAAATGGGTATCTCCAAGAATTGCTATTTTCATACATTATTGTGCCATTATTTGTTCTATTTGATTAAAGTCAATAGTTTCGTATTCCATAAGCATTTCTGCCATAATTTCGACTTTTGACCAATGTTTCTTCAAAATCCTTTCAGCAGATTTATAATTCTTATTGACAATCGCTTGGATCTCTTTTTGTACTAATGTTGTAATTTCTTCCATCCCTTGTTTGAACTGCGGACCACCACCAAAACCATTACCTTCGTCAACAAATTTAATAGGCGGAAGCTTTTTACTCATACCCCATTCGGTAATCATCTTTGTTGCTATAGCCGTCGCTCTCTCAATATCGTTAGAAGCGCCAGTAGTAATAGATTCATAACCCGCATATAGATCTTCTGCTATTCTACCACCATATAAAGAAGAGATTTGGCTTTCTAATTTAGTTTTAGAGATAGAAACAGAATCTCTTTCTGGTAAAAACATAGTAATACCCAACGCCCTTCCTCTAGGCACAATAGAAACTTTATATATTGGGTCGTGTTCTTTACAGTAGTATCCCACGACTGCATGCCCAGCTTCATGATAGGCTGTCATCCTTTTTTCTTCGTCAGACATGGCAAAGGTTTTCCTCTCTACCCCCATCAATACTTTATCTTTTGCCCGTTCAAAATGTTTCGATGTTACCTCTTCCGCATCATCCCTAGAAGCAAAAATTGTTGCTTCGTTAACTAAATTAGCCAATTCTGCCCCAGAAAACCCAGAAGTCCCTCTCGCGATATGTTCTAAATTAACGTTTCCGCTTAATGGTATATTCTTTGTGTGTACATCAAGAATTTGTTTTCTTCCATTTAAATCCGGTAAGCTTACAGAAATTTGACGGTCAAACCTGCCGGGTCTTAATAAAGCTTTATCCAAAATATCAGGTCTGTTAGTAGCACCAATAACGATGATTCTTGAATTAGTACCAAACCCATCCATTTCTACCAATAAAGCATTAAGCGTTTGATCTCTTTCGTCGTTAGAAACCATTCCAGCACTTCTAGATTTACCCACAGCATCAATTTCATCTATAAAAAGAATAGCTGAGGCATTTTTCTTTAGTTCTTTGAACATGTCTCTAACTCTAGAAGAGCCAACACCCACAAACATTTCTACAAAATCAGAACCAGAGCAATAGTAAAAAGGAACACCAGCTTCGTGAGCAACAGCTTTTGAAAGTAAAGTTTTTCCGGTTCCTGGATCTCCAGTTAATAGAACTCCTTTAGGAACCTTTCCGCCAAGTTTATTGAACTTTTCAGGGTTTTGTAAGAAATCAATAATTTCTTTTAATTCCTCTTTTGCTTCATCACAACCAGCAACATCAGAAAAAGATACAGAATTATTTTCGTCTTTTTCTAGAAGTTTTGCTTTAGAGTTACCAATAGAACCTAATCTACCGCCAGATTGCTTACGAGCAATCCAAATCCAAACAGCAATTAACAATAATACCGGAAGAAGACTAAAAAATAAATCAACAAAAAAACTCCTCTTAGGAGGGTCAAGAACTAAAACGTCTACATTATGCGCCAACAAATCGTTAATCAATTGTTGATCTTGCTCTGGAGCATTTACTGTAAATTCTTCTCCAGTTTTTGCAAGGACATGGATATTATTTCCTTGCATTCTCACTTTAAATACTCCGTCATGCTTGACGATATTAATAAATCTAGTATAAGAAGTGGCGTATTCTTCTTTTTCTTTGGGGGATGTAAAGTAATTGTATATCATTACCGTAGAAAAAGCTACTGTAAATATAATCGCTACTTTCAATAAGGTTTGTTTATTCATTAGTTTCTCCAAGAGATTGTTCTATAATCTCGTCCATGAAAAGTTCTACCCCTTTAGTTTTTTCGTTTAGGGGTTTCTTTTTAAATTCAGTTTCTTCGTATTTTTCTATAAAGTCATACATATTTTCGTATACTTCTAATTGTTTGATTTCTCCATTACCCAATTCCAATAATTCCCCTTCGTCTAAAGCGCCAAACGATTCAGTAACTTTATACTTTATATATTGTTGCTTTTTTTCTTTGGCAATTCTCCTAACGAACGCATACCAAGAAATTTGAGTGAAATATGCGAACGGGTTTTTAGACTTTTCGGGATCAAAATTTTCAAAATACATAAGCATGTTTTCTATCGCATCAGAAACCATTTCTTCTTTAAATGTGTAAGCATAAAAGTTTGGGCGTTTTGCCAAATTTTCTGCGATTTTGAGAAAACATTCTCCAATATAATTTGGAATTTGTGGTTTAGAAGAACCGGAAGTTTTAGCTAAATCACAAGACTTCTTATAAGAAATAAGAGCGTCTAAGAAGTCCCCGTTGTTGATGTAGTTGTTTTTTACTGGTTTGGTCATATAATCCTCCATTAATTTAATTTATAGTAGAATTATATAAGTAAACCTTCAAAAAATAAAGCTTTACTTTTTAAAAAAATAAAAATAAGATAAGTATGTACCCCGGTTGATCTATAGATATCTAAATATTAGTGTATCTTATTAGTGTTCTTAGCGTCTATTCCTTCAAGAATATCTTCTACGCTTAAATTAGCAGTTATATCCAATCCATTCAAAAAATTGAAGTAAAGTTCTTTCATTTCTTCTTTAGGTTCCATAACAGCCAGAATTGAACTAGGATGGATTTCCACTTCATTTTTTACTATTAAACTTGAAGGCAACCAAAATTTCATAAAAAGTTCGTCTGCATTTTCTTTTGTATAAGTTATATATACAGCAACCGGATGTATCAATTTTAATGTACCTTTTCCCTTCTCATAAAAAGAAATGATATCGTCCCCTTCTTTTAATCTAAAAATTTTAATAAAACTCATATATTTACTCTGCTTCAAATGGTACTGTAATTATTTTATATTCAAAATGTTCTTGGTTGTAAGTCTTTACTCTTTCTAAGAAATGACCCAGAGTAAAATTTTGGTGTTTTCCTACCGAAAGGTCATCTACAATATCGTATAAAGTTGCGGCATTCTTTGATTCGTGGAGCCTTAATACCCTACCGATTGATTGCAGATTTCTTATCCTAGATTTTCCAGAAATGGCGAAAATTATATTATGAAGGTTTTTAATAGAAACGCCTGTACTCATTGTTCCGCTTGAAGCCACTATGATGGCATTACTTTCGTGTTCCATAATATTTCTTATTTTTTCCCTTTCTTCACCTTCAACGCCTCCGTGTATAAAGTATATATTTCTACCTTTTGCAAGTTTTGAGTTTTTTAAAAGTTCGTATATAACTTTTCCGTGAGTTTCTACATAATTAAAAAGAATAATAGTATTTTTTTCCATTGATAAAGCTAGGTTTTTAATAAATATATTCCTTTTGTTATTAGAAACTAAAAATTTTATTTCTTCTTGGTATTTGAACTTTTTAATCGCTTTTGAGATTTCTTTATCGTATTTCAATATTAGACATTTAATCTTTAGTTCAGAAACCTGTTTTCGGTCCATTAATTCTTTTGTAGTTATAACTTTAGTAATTGGTCCAAATAAACCTATCAAAGTTTTTTCGTTGACTTTTAGATTATCTAATGTTCCTGTTAACCCTATACGATATTCGGCATTGGTGCATTTTTCTAAAATCCCAGTTAGTGAAGTAGCTTTTGCCGTATGAACTTCGTCGTTTAAAACAAAATCGAACTGTTCAAAAAATTCTTCATCTTTAATATCATAAATGGATTGCCACGTACTCAAAGTGATAGGAGAAGTAATTACTTTACTTTGTCCTTGATATATTTTTTGAGAATTTTTAGACATTTTCCAATCTATTAATGCCGAATAATCTTCAAAATCTGAATATAACTGATGAACAAGAGAAATATTTGGAACCAATATTAAACCCCTTTTGCCGGATTCAATAAGGTATTTACAAATCAGGTATATAATTAAAGATTTTCCAGAAGAAGTAGG